GAACCTATGAGAGAATTGCTAATATCCAAAAGGATTTGTTGCATAAATTCACAACCGACCTTTATCAACAATTTGACACTATTGTCATTGAAGATTTGGATGTGAAGAAAATGCAAATGTCAAAACGGGCTAAGAATCTCCACCGTTCCCTCTTTGGTAAATTCCGTCAGATGATGGAATATAAATCCCAAAAGTTTAATAAAACGTTAATCATTGCGGATAGATACTATCCATCGACTCAACGTTGTTCATCTTGCGGATTTGTTAAAACAGGGGATGATAAGATTACCCTCGGTGGGAATCAAAAGCACGGTACTCGTCACAATGAATACATTTGTTATCATTGTGGGTATGAAGATGACCGTGACCACAACGCGGTGTTAAATCTATTAGCACTAGCGGAATAACATGAAAGGATTGAGGTTGGCTCGACCTCTGAGGATTCAATCCTCTTGATGCGTTCAGAGATTGCCGCTGTCATTACCTACCTCAGTAGATATGGGAATGCAATTGTTGACGGATGTGAGAAAAACCAATGGTCAAAATCTATAAATAACCATTATTGTCAAGGTTTTTCAGAGCAGAAATATATGAAGACATTTTGGAAAATTGCACTGTATTCCTCAATACTTATGACATTCGGTACAGTGACAAGTGTGCAAGCTGATTCAGTAGCTGTTCAGATTGATTCAAAACAAGCTGCAACGAAACCAGGTGAGGTCTGGGAAGGTTCAATTACATTTGATTCTTTTCAAACTGGTTATGATAACGGAACATGGGAGATGGAGTTGACAAATCCATTTGCTGATGGCGCGGAAGGTTATCGCTACAAAGTCGGACATGGCTGGTGGGATACTCGTGGTAAAACTGACGGTAAATACACGCAACCAATTGGATTTAAAACATTGACTGATGATTATCGTGGTTACTTATTGACGGTTAAGGTGTATAATCAACAAGGTCAATTAATTGATACTAATTCAACTGGTATTGATGTTTCAAGTGATTGGACAATGTTCCCTCGTTATGGTGCGTTGACACGTTTTAAACCCGAAGATAAAGGAAACACTGATGCTGAAATGCTTAACAAGTATCATATCAATGCAACAATGTTTTATGATGCTTATTATCGACCACAAAATCCATTTCCATATGCAGAATTTAAAGATTGGGTTGGAAAAACAGTATCTTTAGACACCATTAGAACGACAATTGGTCAGAACAATCAATTTAATCAGGCGTCCATGCTCTACAATATGGTAAATGCTACAACCGGTAGCCCTATGGATAAGGATAGTTCTATGGATGATGGTGAATTTAGACCTGTTCGTAGAAAAGATGGAACTGTTGGTGTAGAAAGCCCTTGGGGAATCTATGTGACTTCACCACGAGGTATTCATGAAAAAGGTGCTAAGTGGAAAGCTGGACAAGCAAACACTGGTGATGCTATTGGTGAACAATTAACTCATAATATGATGGGTGGTTGGGAAGTTGGACGCACTAATGCTAGTCATACAATTCAATCTTATTATGACCCATCTAACCCAGGTTGGATTAACTATATCGGTAATAAGATGTGGGGAGCACTCACTTATTTAGGATTTGATGGTTGGCAAGGCGATTCAATTGGTAACTATGATGTTGTTAGATACAATGACAGGTTTTCATTAAAAAATCAATTTGGATTTAACTGGACCTTTGATAAATTGGTGAACCAATTAAAAGACAATCAAATGAAAGATTTCAAATTGGGTGTCAATGCTGTTGGTGGTAAAGGGCAAGGGAACCTTGACAAATCGAAAGCCGATTTCTTATATGAAGAAGTTTGGTCTAATGACTGGGATTTTGACGATAATTTAGTCAATGGCAACAAGCGCCAAGGTGTTGATATGGAACGTCATAATACTTATGCTGATTTAGCTCGTATTGTAGATAATTCTAAACAACGTAGCGGTAAATCACTCATTATGCCAGCCTATATGTACCGTGATTGGAATCATAACGGTGGCCATGGTATGGGTGCCACATTTAAAGACGATGCGATTTTATTAAAAGACGCCTTTGTATTTGCTGCTGGTGGTGACCCGATGGAATTAGCTGATGATGCCTCACAAATCTATGATGAGTATTATACTCAAGTTAGTCGTGATAAGAGAATTCAAATGTCACAACAATTGGGTGATGTGAATAACGGGAAACTTCGTAAGATGTATGATTTTATTACAGCTTATGAAAATGTTCTTCGTGGTGGTGATATTCAAAATAATTATCACAACATTTCTATCGCTAAAGATGGTAAAGAATTAGCTGATAAACAAGGTTCAGCTGGTTCAATTTGGACTGTTACAAAATCAGGTCATAGTGGTTACCATGATATCGAAACAATTAACATGATTAACCTGACAGGTGTGACGAATGTGAATTGGCAAGTTAATTCCACTGGAGACGAAAATAGTAAGAATATTACCCCAGTTGGAAAACATCATGTCAAATATTATGTTGATGAAGGTAGACCCATTCATCATGTATGGGTAGCGAGTCCGGATAGAAATGATGGAAATAGTCAAAAACTTGATTTTACAACAGGGCGTGATGAAAAAGGTTCTTATGTAGAATTTGACGTACCACAACTTGATTTATGGAATGTAATCTATATGCGTCACTAAAAAGAAAGACCGGTTAAAATACTGGTCTTTTCATGTTGAACGTTCGATACGTAACGAACAATGGTGTTTTTGAGGTGATTTTTGGGTGAATTTAATCAATTTTTTAGTGATTTTTGTCAATTTGGATGGGTTTGGACAAAATTGGATTGAAAATTGGATTTTGTGTTAGCGGTTACAAACAGCGGTATGACAATGTTTTTCATCAAAATCTTATTTTTGAATAAAAAAGTGCAAAAAATTTTAAAGAGTCTCTAGAAAAATTTTTTTAATTTTTTTCTGACATTTTGAATTCAAAATCTCAAAACCCTCGCGGTTAATGGATTTGAGAACGCATACATAAAATCCAATTTTTAATCCAAATCTATCCAAAAGGTGTTTTCACACCCTTGGATATTTTATGGATTGTTCGGATATTCCGAATGATTGTTAGTTGAAGGTCTTATCTAAGAAGTCACTTAAATAATCCTTAGGTGGTGCGAAATGCAGATAAACGTGTTCCAATTCTTTACTGTCAAAAATGGACAGTGGGGATGGGATGAGGAATTTGGTGGTGCCTTCAATCCAACTATCATTATTTCCGCGAAGTTTAGCGCGCTCACGAAACACTCGTTCAGATTCGACAATTGGTAGTGGTTTTACATAATGCACGTCATGACCCATAAAAATGAGCCCTTTTACGATTTCAGGGTTTTGAGCGGCAAAAACATATTCGTATGTCCCACTTTTTACGGTTTCATCAATCGCTTTGATGTAATCCCAGAGACCATTTTCTTTGCGAGTGCGGTTCGGAATACCTTTGAATTCTTCTGAACTCAGATGTTCGTAACCTGTTTTATCAAACAAAAAGTCCGAACTTTCCAAATCTAGTGCAATGTCTGGATGTTTTTGGGCATAATGGGTCTTTCCCATACACGGAAATGCAAGGATGATTTTAGTCATTGGCGGGTACCTTTCTGAATTTATATCAATTCGATGTCAACTAAAAATTGTTCAATGTCGGATGTTAATTGTTTAGTTAATTTCGTCTGTTTTAATGACGACAAAATAGTTTTTACTCTTTTTAGGAGGCGACGCGCTTTTCGCACATGACTACGAGCTAACGCTGTCTCGTGTTGATAATGGTCTCTTTCTCCTCGAACCATACTTAATTGTTGATTCAGTGACGCATTTTGTTCAAGTATATCTCGTTTAACACTTAATAAATGTTGTTTGATAATCTTGTTTTGCTCATCAGTCGGTTCGTTCAGGAACTCATTCAATTGCGCTTTAATAGACTCATATTTATCTATTGCCCCATCCGCTCTTCGCCTCTGACTATCACGCTCTCTCATTGCGTTTTGATGTTGCTGTCGACTAATTGCCAGTTGACGTTTGAGTTCAATATTTTCTCGCTCTAAGGATTCGATAGTTTTTGTACTTTCAAGTTCATGTAGTTTCTTCAGTTTGTCATCTGATAATTGAATTGCTATATTGTTCAGTAACTCGGTTTTGATGCCGACAGTTGAGCCATACAAAACGAATAATTGTTCCTTCTCTTCTGGAGATAGGCTCAACATAAGATTTGTATTCTTTTTCGGTTTTTGTTTGTTGGTTCTATTGACTTTATCAATGACGCGTGTTTTAGATATGGGAACAAAATTATCATTCAGCAGCTCCCAGATAATTGGTTCAAAAAATTCAGTTGAACCGTCACCTTCGGGCATTTGTTTGTGATATTTTTTGTATTTGTTGTGTAGTTGCTGTTCTCCTCCAACAACCAATTGCTCATCAATTTCCCACGCTTTTGCCCTATAAGGGTCTATATTCCCCCAAGTGGAAACTAGGTCAGATAATCGACTGCATAAGTCATTAGCCTTTCCTATTTTGACGGCTTTTTGCTCAATAAAATATAAGGCGTAAATATAACTCATGGATACCCTCCCTAATTTTTAATTGATTTTGGTAATGTGTTGTTTAAAAACCAAAACACCCCCGGAATTCCAGGGGTGTTTTTGATTAGTTTAGAAATTCGATTTTGACAACTCGCTCAACAGACCTTACAAAGGTACTTTCATGGGCTATTTCATATTCCAGATATTCTTTGTCAGTGATGATATATAGATAATAATAGGTATCCTCTTCAACCCAATCGGAATAATCATTCCAATCTTCTAGGACTTCGTAGATGATTTTTAAAATATCATCCATAGACTCACGAGTGAATTTACCGGTCACCCATGTCTCGAAACGCTCTAAAACTTCGAGTTGCGAACCACAATTGAGTTCTTGTTGGATGTCGACAAGTGTCTCGATATCACCGTCATCAATGAGCGCTTTAAGCTCTTTGTAAGAATTGTTGAATTCGTCGTGTACGAATTTCTTTAAAATAGATTTGGTCATGATGAACCACCTTTAAAATGTATTTGCCCCCTACAAATTGTTCCCAATTGGGTATTGGCGGAGCGGTGGTTTTTGACCTATTTTACTGAGTTTACCTAAACCATATCATAACCGTCTATCGGGTGATGGTCGATGATTTCGCGTTGAAATAGAATATCGAGAATTTCTCCCAAATCATCCAAGGAATATTGATTGAACAATATAGGTCTGGATGCACTATGATATTCATATTTTTGAAATTTTTCACAAATCCTATCCGCATTTAAGGCGAATCTCACGCGATTCAAATCAGACGTGACAAATGGGTATAGGCTCACCATTGAAAACATACCCTTCGAACCTTGAGATGAGCGCTCTCGTAATTGAGCAGCCAAATAGTCCAATGTCATTGTTTTTGGAACACGTGGAATAGCATCGATGGTGCGTTTGATGAATCCATCAACATCACCTCGTGGTGGTTTGACATTTTCCATCGCACGCGCGAACAATAACACTTCCTCAAATTGAACTGGCTTATAGGTTTGGTTGCGGTTTAGAATATTTGTTATTTGTGTTGCGATAGAGTCTAAGTCGTAAGTCATCTGGAAATCCTTTCTAAACTATTATGTCGATTTTTGTCGTGCTAATTGAAGTTTGACTTCAGCTAGAACATATTCACTTTCGTCGTTCTTTAGTTTGTCTAATCCAAAACCATGTTTTGCGACTTCGACACGAACGTCTTCATCTGGGTCATCGATTAACAATGCTAAACCATAACCTTGCCTTGCAACTTCTTTTCTAACTAAAAAATGGGAATCAAATACTAAATGTTTTAGCCCAATACCTTTTTTGGCAATTTTAATTTTTGTCAAAAAGTCTTGTCTATCTAGATAATCTTTGAGTTCGGATTCAGACATATTATCCACGTCTGATTGTGTGATTGTTTTGGAACCACTTAATAATACTGTAGATAAGACTGACATAGTGGATGATACAGACATATTATCCCTTTCTAATTAAAACCTATTTGAGTTGATACTCGTAGAGTACGTAATCCACGTCATTATATTCGACGATGATAGTTTCGCCAAATTGTTGTTTGATTGGGAGTGTTTTATTTTCGACAAACATACTATGACTATTAATGATAATGGTGTCATTTTCTTTTCGAACAGACGCATAGTCTCGTACATGCTCATCGATATAAGACTCTCTAAATGCTGAGCCTATAAAGATAACTGTCATAATAGAGAAACATAATATGGCTGAAATCAAATAAGGGTTTTTGTCTCTATAATAGTCATCACTTTTTATGGTTGCGACAGCAAATAAAATAATAGAAATAATTAACAAACCACCGAGAATATAACCAATTGTTAGTGGTATGTTTGTCAAGTGCGATAGTAATTGTTTCATAGATTTATGTCATACCTTTCTTATTATTTATGATGCTAGTAGAAATCAGCTTCGTTGTACCCATAATAGCACTCCGCCATTTCCATGTCGATATCATAACTATCAGGTCCACGATGTCTCTTGTGAGTTTGACGAGATTTCACACGTTCTGACCGTATAGCCATATATTGGGCTGCTTTTTGCGCTGACAATAGTGTTTTATATCCCCACCCATTTGCGGTTTCGTATATAGTTCCAAATTCATTGATGATGATATATCGATTAAACCCTTCTAGGTAAATTATTTTATACTCATCATTTTCATCAATTGATACCAATAACCCGGGTTGGTTGTCTATTATTTGTTGTATCTGTCGCCGCATTTCATTTCTAAAACGCTCATCGGTTAATAATCTACCTTGTTTCATCTGGATATCCTTTCTAAATTATATCAAATTCTGGAGCGAGTAGTAGGTGACGATAATCTTCCAAAAATGTTTTAATCGGTATTGGTAATGGATATTCATAGTCAACTAATTCGTCTTTCCACTTACCATCTTTGTCATTTAGTCGCTCATCCACATATTGGTAGATAGCCGCCCAATTGACACGTGGGTCGTCTTGGTGTGCCAAAAGCTTATCAACTGTGAGGTTATGGTTGGCCATAACCTCCCAACCAACAAT